CGCTTCATTAATGCCGTCACTGATTACACCCGTGTTGTTTTCATTGCCGCCCCACCATCTACTGAGACCAGATGGAGCACGAATGAGAAGATGTAGTTCAAGTATGCTCGCGCCAACCCACTTGACTATATACCCATCACCCTAAAAGGTACGATGGCTTCTGGAGACCCCCTAACCACTCTCGGCAACACGATTCGTTCGGTACTGTATGCCAAATACTACACGCGCAACTTAGCTGTCAAGCCCTTTGCAGGCGCTGCAGGAGACGACCTCTTCCTTCTGTGCAAGCCTGAAAATTAGGAAGCCATCAGACAACTTTGCTTGCAACACACTTCCCGTGACTCTCAATCTGCTTCGGCATTGGGATAGTGTGTCAAAACGGTGGACGTCGGACCAATAAACCGGATGGAATTTTGTTCCAAATGGTTTTATACAAGTAACGGGACTGTACAGTGCTCACGCGACTTTGTGAAAATTCTTACTACCAAGTAGTTTTATAGCAAGGCCAACGCCCACTTACTAAACAATCCTGGCTTGCATAGACTCGCTGTTTTGCAGGGAGTAGCTTCTGAAGCTGCTTCCCATCTTCTTGAAGATATTGTGGCTATGGCCGCCCCTAAGTCCGTGACTCCAAATGAGTAACTCGCACTAGACCGCTACATTCGTAAGTAGCATCTATGTAAGAGTACGAATTACAGCCTCGAGACTGAGATAAATTCGCGTTTAGGACTTTGTCTGTACGATTTGCTTGTGCTTTATGAAACAGGTATATTTTAGTGCGGCTCTGAAGCCTAATAAACACCGCTAATTACAATCTCATGGGACGGCGGGCAGGACATTTAGATATAAATCAATGCCTACCCAGATGGACAACAACCCCCCCAAGAAGAGACGAAACAACCGTCAGCGTACCAACAACGCCAACAACCTCTCTAATCTGCTGAGAATAAATGCAGCGCTCGAACAGACGAAGGGTTCCCCCCTAACCTACCAAGAAGTATCTCAAATGGTGAAGACCAGGGATTATTCCAAATACGCCTAACAGCAGAGCAGTATCGAGAACGCACTCGCGGAGTAACCTTACGCTGGTGAACTTCGGTTCCTGCAGTCTGAAGTCGGAATAAAACATATGAGATCCGTAGAATCCAAGTACGGCAAATTACCCCACTAAGAAAAAGTGAAAGCTCT